AAACTACTTGGGTAGTCATGCGCCACCCCCATCGTAAATATATTCAATCACTGTTGGCGCTGGTGGGACCGGCACCAACGCCGCGCCGCCATCCAGGATCACCACCGTCTCTTCTGGGGCGTCAACCCGGACAAGCGGAATTCTGCAAAACTTGCCATCGTCAAACCGTTGCGGTAACATTTCCACTTTATACGTTTCGCCATCTACGCTAATTGCTGCACCATATCCCAACCCTCCAAACTTGCTAGTTTGTGCAATTAATAAATAATCAATTATTGTTAGGTTGCCATCAAAAATCATTTCGCTGTTCAAATCAAGATAGCCGTCACCAGTAATGGCGCCGGCTATCACTGGGACAACATCCAAGTCCGAGTCTAGGAAGTCATCCAGGTCATCCATCAGTCGCCAGGCTCCGCAGGCTTGGCTTTCTTGCCACCTTCGGGCGTGGCACCAACAATCCCCAAGGCCACCAGAGCGGCGGCTTCTTGGGCGGATAGCCGGAGGATCTCGGCGCCATCTTCATAACGGGCCCCGTCATGGTCAACGGGGCCATTAAGAACGGTGTAGGAGGGCATAATCAGGCGACAACGTTTTGGAAATAGTAGCCAACATCAGAAGCGCAAATGAGTTCATTAACGCTTTCGCCAACCCGCACCCGCTGAGCGCCGCGCAAGCCGGTCTTTGGCTCTGGAATGCTGCCGCTCACCCGATTGCCGTGTTCAGCGGTAAAGCCAAAAGTGATTGCATTGCCACGAGTAGAGGCCAATGGGTTGTTGTGGAACAAAGCCATATGCTTGCCCCACACCCTGGCCAGTGTTGGGGTTTGACCAGGCTTGGCAGTGTTGATCCAGCTTTCGCCAATCAGCAACCGATCCAGCTCAAGCAATTCGGCAACGGCTTGCACAGATGCCGGAGCGCCATTTGCGTTGTTGGTGCCAGTGTTTCCAGTGCTGGACGGGGCCAGGGCAGCTGTAATCTTTGGGTGAACCCGAAGTTTAGACCAAGCCAAGCGACCCAACACGGCAGTGTTAAACGGCATCAACATGCCGTCACGCGCCGCCATGATGGCGGAATAGGGATCAGAGTTTGTATAATCCGACCACTGAGAAGTGCCGCTAAGGGTGGTGCGGTTAGCTGCAGGATAAGTGTTTGCATTAAAATACAAATCAGCTACTCGCTTTTCTCGATCCAAAGCAACCAGCTCGGTAGTCCCTTCGACTGCGCGACCTACAACGTTGTAGCCCTCAGGGGCGTTGTCAATGTCGTCTTGCGGCACTACGTCGTCAAGTCCATAATCCTTGACAAACCCAGCAACTTCCGTCGAGCCAAACTGAACTTCATTAGGCACACCTTTGCGACCGACTAAGGTCGAAGGTACAGTAAACATTTCATCGCGGTTGTACTGCAACCACTTAAACTCCCGAGAGCCAACCGGGACTCGCGGTGAAACTTCATCAGCAATGTAAGCGCGGTTGGTGTAAGCAAGAGAGATTGCTGTAAGCTCTTGCTGAATCGGAAAAGGAAAGTTCTGATAAGCCATTGAATTAGTGCATCAGAGGGGGAGAAAGGATCAGCCTTGGAAAGAACCGGGGGAAAGAAGTACCGGGCCTTTGTCGCCTACAACAGCGCTAACTAATGCAATGCCGCAGGTTCGCACGTTTGAACCGGCAGATGCAGTGGCGGCGATAGCTCGACCCGTTGAATCGCTCATTAACAAGTCGCCACGGGTAACAGTTCCGCCATACTCGACAGTGGCAATGTCGGTCAATACAGCATCAATTCGTTCACCAGATGCACATCCCACGTCATCGGAAACGCAGAAAATAGAATCACCGGCAGCAGCGCCTTGAATCAAAGTCTGATCACCAGCGCCAAACTTTAAAAAGCGATTGGGGTTAATCGCAGCACCGGCCACAAAGGATTTAACTAGTCCTTGGTTACGCATAGCAATGGCCTCAGGATTGGATGAGTTCGCGCCGGGCCTGAGCCACGGCATCGGTAGCGGAAAGCGTCCGGCCATCAGACTTAGCTTTGGCCACCAGCTCCTTAGCCTTGTTGGCCATTTCGATAGCGGAAGGCTCAATTCTTTCGGGCGTTTTTGCCTCGCTTAACGCCTCAGGGGCTGGGGCGTATGACACCGAAGGCGCAGCATCTACCATGCGAACGGCAGCGCGATTGGCCAGGTTGGCTTTTTCGGCGGCCAAAACAGCATCGGCTGCTTCTAGTCCGCTGGTTCTACCATCAGCGGCCAAGCGGTCAATCAAGGCTTCATGACCAGGCAGCGACCGAGCACGAACATCGGCAATCCGCTGGCGTTCGGCGGCGGCACCTTCAGCTCGCAGTGATGCGACGACATCAGGGTTAGCCGCCAGCCATTCGGCAGTCGTCTGGGGGGCGGGTTGATTTTCATCCATAGCAAAACGGGCAGGGGGCTGGGTGGATGGGGCAGAGCGCCCACCAGTGGAGGCGCCAGGGGTTGCAGTGAGTTGAGCTATCAGCATGTCCAGGCTACTGATTTGGTCCGCAAGGCCCGCATCAATCGCCTGTTGACCGATGAACATTCGCCCATCAGCCATGTCATTGAGAACACGCTCAACCGATACCCCACGGTCGGCAGCTTGATCATTGACAAACAGCGAATACAAATAGTCTACTTGATTCTGAATCATTTTTTGGCCGGTTTCGGTCAGCGGGCCATGCTGCGATGCCGCCCGCTTGAATCTGCCGGCTACGATCTCAGTGGTCTTGACCCCTTGGGCTTGCTCTCGCTGGCTTACGTCAACATGGGTCGCTACAACACCAATCGAGCCAACCTGAGCAGTCTCAGAAGCCAGTACCACCAGACCCGTAGCGGAACCAATCCAAACCCCGGCGCTGGCCATCAAGTCCTGAACCATGGTGGCGATCGGCTTCACGCCACGCACCGCCCGCACCGCCGCCGCTGCGGTCTGGGTGCCGGCCACGGTGCCGCCTGGGGTGTCTGCCAGCAGGATGATGGCCTTGACGGTGGGGTCTGCCGCTGCGGTCTGAACATCACGAGCGAACAGCTCGGTGCTGGTGCCGCCTGACATGTTGATCATCAGGTTCATCCGCTGGGCCAACACGCCATGCAGCGGGATCAATGCTGCGCCGTTCCGCACCTCATAGCCCTGCTGCTGCTCAGTCCCAAGTGGCCGGCCGATCCTGGCCTCTACTGCCGCAATGTCCAGTTCCTCCCCGCGGCTGCGGGCCGCGTAGATCCCCTGAATTTCCTCCAGGCGGTTGGGCAGGATCGCCCACGGTGCATTTAGGACATCAAGAACTGTCATGGGCCCAATCTAATCGGTAGTGCTGTTTGGGTCAGGTGGTGGCACCGCAACCGCAACGGCTGGCATCTGCAGACCATCACGCACCCTGGCCGCCATCTCCCTGGCGCTCTGCCGGTGCTTGGTTTCCCAGTCGCCGCCGTCGTAGGCAACAACCTCTTCAGCTCGGGTGGTGATACCCTCCTCCATGCGCTTGGCTGCCGCCATGGCCTCTTTCAACGGATCGAGAGCCCCAGGGCCATCGCCGCACCAGCTGGTCTGGCTCCAGGCATACCTGATGAACGGGTCAGCAAAAAACCCTGGCGCCTGGATGATCCCCAGTGCCACGGCATCGGCCAACCACTCCTCATAAACAGGCTGGCATAGCCGCTGTGCCAGCCAGACGCGCTTGATTTGCCAGGTGCGCCAGGCATCCATCAATGCAGCACGGCTGGCGGAATAGGAAGCGTTGAAGGCTTTGGCCAGCACCTCCTTAGGGATCCCTAGGCCCATGCTGCAGATATTCAGCATCGCCCCAAAGAATGGGTCGAAGTTTGGATTTGGGCGGCCAGGGGTAGGGCTGACAATGCTTTCGCCTGGCATCAGGTTTACTGCTCGACCGCTTTCGATCGTGCCGTCCCAGCCACCAGCGGCGGCCAAAATCTTGGTCCGCTCGTCATCGCTGAAAATGGAGGTTTCTTGGAAGGCCTCTGGGTCCATCTGCAAAAACAGCGCCAGCGCTGCGCTGTTCACCGCCGCGTCCACTTCGGCGTCGGTGTACCGGGTTAGCTGTTTGATTGTGGCAATAATCGGGGCCAGGATCGGCAGCCCACGCGTTTGGCCAGGGCGCTTCATTTCCTTCAGGTGCAAAACGTTGCGGCGGCCAGAACTGCCCCGGTACGGGATCCGTTCCCATGTGTTGGCGGTTCGAGGGATCAGCCGGCCTGGGTGGTAGCGAGAAACCTCGATCGCTACCGGCTCGCCGTCGGCATCACGCCATACGCCATCAATCAGCATGGCGGTATTCATCCGTCCCTCTGGGTTGCTGACCCGGTCAGCCTCAACAAGCTGCATCGTCAGCCGAAACGGCCAATCCTCGCGGCCCTTATCGCCAAGCAGTACAAATACATCACCGCTGGAATCGTGCGAACGCAACGCCAGCTGCTGCTGCTCATAGAAACACAGCTCGCCATGGCGATCGGCATACTGTGATTTTGCCCACATTCCAAACCGCCGCTCGGTCATGCTCTGCCATTCGCTGGCCTGTTCATCCGAAAGGCCCAGCTCCTTGGCATCGATTCGGCTTTGCAGGCTGAGGCCGGTTCCAACAATGTGCGAAACCCTAGTCTCGATCGCCCCAGTCGCTACCGGTGCGGTTCGCTCCAGGTCCCTGGAAAATGCCCGCAGGTCGGCCAGTTCATACTCTGCCTCACCGTCTGCATCCAGTAGCTGTGGACGCCAGTTGGCAAACCGCGGCGACCGGGCCATCCTGCTAGTACCGGTCATGCCGCCAAACGCCATCATCCCGCCATGGCCTAAGCGGTCAAGGTCGGCGGGCAGAGCCTGAGCCAGCTGAAGCTTCTTGTTGTTGCGGCGCTTTGCCATCAGAAGTTGGGCCTAGGGGTGAATCCACGGCCACGGCCATTGGCCCGGCTGCTCAGCTCCTGCACCCTGCGATCCCATATCTGAATTCCCGCCTGCACTTCTGCAAGGTCTGCACGCTTTAAAGTCCGGCCGCCAATCGTTTTTTCCTGGCCGGCCAGAATCTTCAGCTCCGCATCGAGATAATCCTCTAGCCGCGCCGTGGCGGTTGCGAGCGTGATACCTGCCATGGCTTGCATCATACTCACCCAAACCGCCCGCCAGTGCCAAACCTATTAGCCCCTCCCCCTCCTGCCCCCGGCGCCTGGGTGCCCAGAGTGCGGGCGAGCTGGGCCCACATGGTTCCTGGAGTGTAGCGACGGGTCACCAGCTGCAGCATCGCATAGGCGTAGCGGGTGCAGTCGCCCCCCTCATCTCGCGCCCCGGTTGGTGCCTCCCAGTGATAGCTGATCTGGCCCCTGCTGCGCCGCGGCATCCGCCTCCAAGGGAACAGCTCCGCCAAGAATTGATCGGTTGAGCACAGGCCAAAGTGCAGGTAGCCAGGGCCCACGGTCTCAACCCCCAACCGATACTGCAGTGACTTGACGCTTTCGTCATAACCCACAAAGTACAGGTTGACCCCGTTCTTTACAATCGGCTTGTTTTTGCGGTTGATGCTTACCGGCACGCCCCTGCCCAACAGGGGTTTGCCCTTCTGCGGGGCCCCTCGAACTGGCACCCAAACATCCTTGCGAGTTGAGCAAAACTCGCGGACCGCCTGGCAGCTTGTTGCATCGCCGCCCTCATCAATGCCGCCTCGCGCCAACCTGAGCACGGTTCCATCCTCTCGGACCCATTTGGTTTCGGCGATCCGGTCCAGTTGCGCAAGCGTGTTTTTGTCCTGCGGGTCGCCATCGATGTCCCAATGGCCCAGGTGCCAGCCCTCCTCCCCAACGCCCCAGCCCCAGACGGTGGCAACCAGCCGCTCGTTTGCCGTGCCCCCACCGCCTTGGGTGTCTACTCCAGCGGTTATCAACAGCACGCCATTAGGCACTCCGGTCAGGGTGAAGTCCTCGCCAAGAATCGAATAGCCATTGCCCAGATCAACAGACTGCCGGCGCTTGGCCAGGTTGTCGGCCGAAACCTTACCGGCTTGCGAGTCCTCCCAGCCTTCGCCGAGCACCGTATTTTTGAAAGTCTGCATTGGCTCTGGGTCGCCTTTGCGCAGCGACTCCAGGGCCTCTTTGTATTCACGAACCAGAATCGCCCAGTCCGCTGCCGGTGAATAGCTGTAGGCCGCCCACACATGAAACCCAATAAGGCCAGGGACCTGGGCAACAGCGGTCGGGCGATCCTCGCAGCGCTCAACCATCCAGCGTTTTTTGCTGTGCGGGATTGGCTTTTTGCAATTCTCGCATTTGTAATGAGCAGTAAATTTGCCCTCCTTTATCATTTGATCCCATCGCAAAACTTGATAGTGATCACAAAAGGGGCAAGGAACAAAGAACTTTCTTTGATCTGATTTCTTGTATAATTCCTCTGTTCGCCCATCCTTAAATATCGGTGTGCTGCCTACGCCTATCTTGCGGTCCCAGTAATAGTCGGCACGGTTGCGACCTAGCTTGTAAACATCACCTTCGTCAATTCTGCGATAAGCGTCAACCTCATCAAAGAGAACAATCTTTCTAGACTTGCGCCGAAAGGCCCGCCCGCTAGCAGCGCTTACTATATCTATTAAACCACCATTGCTAAGCTGCTTTAGTAGGATCGTATTACTGCTGGTGTTGCGTGCTTTGGACTCAGTTATCAGCCCTTGCAGCGCTGGCGTATCCTCAAACAATGGCTTTATTTCTTCTTTGCTATATCCTTCAGCATCTTCCTTGACTGGCTGCACAATCATGATCGGGCATGGATCATGATGGGAGTAATACTGAACAACAACGCCCAGCATTTTTGTCCAGCCGACGCGAGCCGACTTTAAGCAAACCACCGTTTCGACATTGGGATTAGTGAACGCATCCAGGATCGGCCGCTGATACGGCAACGTCCGCCATTGGCCCTTCTCTGCTGCGTTGCCGGTCATCACCGCGCCGCCATCGACCGTGGCCGGCTGGTCCGCATATTCCGAAAGCCGCAGCTTCGGCGGTGGCTTGAAGCCGCTCAGGATCCGCCGCGTCAGCTCCTGCACCGCTGGCAGCGTCAAGGCTCAACCTCTGGGTAGATCTCCATTACGTCGCCCGCGGCGAGGCCGCCCAGGGCCTCGCGTATCAGGTCCATCAGCAGCGCCACTTCATCGGGCGTCAGGTGCGGGATTCTCTGCTTTGCCTTGCTTGGCACTCCCAACAAAACGGTGCGGGTGATATTGACCGCTGCGTCCCAGGCCTGCCCCACCTCTTCGCGGGGGAGCAACGTGTTCGCCTTGGCCTTGCGGTCCATTTCCAGGATGTTGGCCTTCTCAAATTCAGATCGAGCTCGACTGTCGTTGTAGCTAGGGATTTCTGCAGGCTCTGGAGAGTCGTCGGCGAGGGCTCGGATAGAGGAAAGCGAGGGCCTGGGCCTTGCTGGCTGCTGAGCCCGCTTGGCCGTGGGCTGCTTGGCCTCGGATTGAAACGGTGCCACCCTGGCCAGGTACTCATTCAGCAAAATGTCAGCATCGAGCAGCAGGGGCTTGGCCCTGAGGATGCAGGGGCTGCCCAGGAGGGCGCCCTCTCGGCACAGCTTGTCCAGATTTTGGCGACTGCACTTTCTTACCGGCCCCACCGCCGCCTCGA